ACAGGTACTTTAAAAGCTGGAGACTATGTTAAGTTTGCATCTCATACTAAAGTTTATATGGTTGTTGCAGATGTGACAGCAGATGGCTCAAATGAAGCAACACTTACTATAGAGCCACCTTTATTAACAGCATTAACAGATGATTCAGTAGTTACTTATGATAATGTACCTTTTACTGTTCATTTAACAAACGATGTTCAAGAATTTGGTGCTGTTGGTAGTGATAAAGATGGTAATGTTTTGTATCAATTTGAGTTAGATGTTGAAGAAACTCTTTAATGAAAAAATACAAGATTACACATTTAATTAGTGCAGACTTTGAAGCTACAGCTATTGTCAATGAAGATGAGATTGACGAAAAAACAAATGATTTAAAAAGTTATCAAAAACCTGATAGCAAATTTAATTTTACCATGATAAAAGGTACAGAAAGCATAACAAGAAGTTATTACGAGGAACATGGCACGAACACTAACGACAGCAGTAAAAAACGAGTTATTAACAGGCGAGATTAGACCTGTTCATCTTATTACTATAGGGTTTGGAACACCATTAAATATTACAGATAATGGTTTTAATTTAACTTCTTCAATATCAGGCTCTAGTGTTACATATACTTCTTCTGCTTTTTTAATATCAATACCAAGTTTTACAGAGCAAACAGATTTAACTAAAGCATCTTTGCAACTCGCTTTGTCAGGTGCAGATCAAACAATTATATCTACAGTTTTAAATGAAAATGTTGTTAATGATAGTGTTGATGTTTTTAGAGGATTTTTAAATAGTACAAATTCATTAATAGCTGACCCAATTCTTTTATATTCAGGAAACATAGAGACATTTCAAATAGATGAAACAAATACAGAATCAACTGTAATATTAACAATAGTATCTCATTGGGCTGATTTTAACAAAAAATCAGGCAGACAAACAAATAATAATTCTCAACAAAGATTTTTTAGTACAGATGTTGGTATGGATTATTCAAGTCAAACAGTTTTAGATTTAAAGTGGGGTAGAAAATAATGGGTTTCAATCCTTTTAAACCTTTTAAAAAAATTTTTAAACCTGTAACAAAAGTTTTTAGAGCAGTAAAATTATTTAATTTTTTAGGAAATATAAATCCTTTTGTAGCTTTAGGTATTTTTGCTGTTGGTTGGTTATTCACAAGATCATTAAAACCTGATGTACCTGACTTTGGAACAAATGATTTTGAAGAAACAGAAAAAGGGATATTAGTAAATAAACAATCAAATAATGCTTCACTTCCAATCGTATATGGGGAAAGACTAATTGGTGGTACACGAGTGTTTATTGAAACTTCAGGAACAGATAATGAATTTTTATTTGTTGCTTTGGCTTTATGTGAGGGAGAAATTAACTCAATAGAAGAAATAAGAGTTGATGATAAAGTGGTTACATTTGATGGAGCATTAACAGATAATACACAAAGAAGTGTTGCAAGTTCAGATTCTAATTTTTTTAAAGCAGATCCAAATGTAGAGGGGTCATCAGCAGAAAGTACAATTACAATAGAGCCACACTTTGGAACTGATGGGCAAAGTGCATCATCATTATTATCAAGTTTATCTTCATGGGGTAGCAATCATAAATTATCAGGTATTTGTTATTTAGCTTTAAAATTTAAGTGGAATCCTGATGTATTTGGTGGTGTTCCACAAGTTCAAGCAAAAATTAAAGGCAGAAAAATAGTTACATTAGATGCAAGTCTTAACGAATCATCTGCTACATTTTCAACTAATCCAGCTTTTTGTTTATTAGATTATTTAAGAAATGAAAGATATGGAAAAGGAATTGCAACAGCAGATATTAATTTACAAAGTTTTAGAGATGCTTCACAAGTTTGTATTACACAAGTTACACCATTTTCAGGTGGTAGTGATATTAATTTATTTGATTGTAATGCAGTTTTAGATACATCAAAAAAAGTAATAGATAATGTAAGAGATATACTAAAAGGGTGCAGAGGTTATATGCCTTATGTTCAAGGAAAGTATAAATTAATTATTGAAACAACAGGCACAGCTTCAGTATCTTTAGATGAGGATGATATTATTGGTGGATATAGTTTAGCTTCTCCTACAAAAAATTCAAAATATAATAGAGTTATAGCAACATTTATAAATCCTGATCGTAATTTTCAAGCTGACCAAATTACTTTTCCACCAACAGACGATAGTAGTTTGCCATCATCAGATCGTCATGCAACAATGAAAACAGCAGATGGTGGTTTTTTATTAGAGGGTAGATTTGATTTTAAAACTTTAACATCTCCATATCAAGCTGAAGAAATGGCTGAAATTATTTTAAGAAGATCAAGAGAAAGTTTAGGTTTAAGTATTACTTGTAGTTTTAAAGCATACGAATTGCACATAGGAGACATAGTAAATATTTCACTATCAAGTTTGGGATTTACCAATAAAGCTTTTAGAGTTCTTGAAATGGTATTTAATGAAAACTATGAAGTAACTTTGCAGTTAGTAGAACATCAAGATAGTTTTTATACATTTGCAACAAAAGGTCAGGTAGCAAGTACACCAGCAACAACTTTACCAAATCCTTTTAGTATTCAACCACCAGCAAGTCTAACATTATCAGATGAAATGATTGAATATGCAGATGGTGTTGTATTAACTAGATTAAATATAGTTATATCTCCAAGCACAGATAA